TCAAACTGGAACTCTAAAATAGAAAATTCTTGATCTGGATTGAGTCTTTTAGACTCTCTCAGGATATGACTAATGAACATAGTCTTACCTGCAGCGGGGCGTGCACCTATTGTAACTAGGCTACCCCACTCTATACCACCAATGGTTGCATTGTTAATAGCATCCCAAGGTGTTCTTAAGGACTTGATCCGTCCTTTACGTCTATCATTAATGTATTTTAGACCTTTGCGTAACCCTTCAGCGTGCGTAATAGCACCATAGGGTCTTTCTATTTTTTGATCCATGTAAGATTGTATTATAAACTAACTAATGATTTACCAAATACTTCTTGTACGATGTCTTTAGCTTGAGCTAAAGTGTTCATACTAGCAGCTAATGAGGCTCTGTTTTCAGCTTGTCTGACTACAGACTCTAGTATCTCAATGTTTATAATACGTAGATCAGGTCTTGATTCGTCTACTACGGGGAGTGATTTAAAGAATTCCTTTAAGTCCTCAGAATTGTGGATTGTGTTACTCATGTCAAATTGTTTAATGTACTTCAAATATATGATAAGTTAGGGAAAAAACAAAATTTTTCTAAGGTTTTTCTTCAAACCACTTAGCATTTTGTATTTTATACTGTTTTAACGCTGGCTCCAAAATTTCTGGGCTTTCTAATAAAAGGTCACAATAGTTTGCTAGTTCAGATACACCAAATTTATCTATAAAGTAGCCACTGTTTTTCATAAACTCAAAGTTTACTTTCTCTTTTTCAAATATGTAATACTCTGTAGCTAAATGAACTATGGGCCATTCATACTCAGGATAAGTTTGAAAGAACTTGATAAACTTATCTTTAAGTTGTGCTACACTTTGCTTAGATACAGCTCCTGATGGTAGTGTACCTCTAGGAAATAATTCTCTATAGTACTTTATCTTATCAAGAAACTGGTCACCCAGCACTTCACTAGTAACCTTCTTTTTACTTTTGAGGAGAAAGGTTTGAAACTCATCTAAAATTAATAATGCTCTTTCTGTCAGTTGTCCCTGATCATTTATAAATCCCTTGGCTCTACAGATATTAGCTTCAGCTTCCTGGTTTATTATAGCAGTAGGCTTAATTCTGTTTCTGCAGCAATCAAGAAAATAAATCTGATTGGGGCTGACGTTGTACTTGATTAGTGTTGTCCATAGTTGGTGACTCATGCTGCTCTCTGATGTATTTAAGGATGGTGAAATATTTTAAACGAAAACTCTCATTGGTTTCTACTAAGTCACTGAATGCATTAACATTATGAATGATAGTAGTGTGGTCTCTATTTCCTAATAACTCACCTATAGCAGTTAAGTTATACTTCATAGATCTAGCCATGTGGCAAAAGATTGATCTGAGTTCTACAATATCTCTTTCTCTGAGCTTAGACTCTAAAGGAATAGTTTGATTGAACTTCTTAGGTAAGAAAGGATCAAACATTTTTTTTAAACTCTGTAGACTCATGATGGGAATAGATGTATCCCCTTGAACTTTAGAACTACTGACAATAATGGGATAATATCCCAGTTTTTCATAGAACAGGTCTTTAAACTCTGTGATTAGCTTTTTTTCAAGCTTGTTGGCATAGGCTGTTGTTTCCATCTGTTATTCTAGTTTTATGCACAAATCTAGGTTAATTCCTGGATATTTTGTATATTATAATGTAGGGATTATAGAAAATCTACACTTTATACGTTTATATATAAATACTTTATAAAATGGCTAAAAAATTTTATGCCCAAAAAGACGCTCTAGGGTTCCCAATTCCGGGTACATTGATGTCTGTTGCCAGTACAGCTAAAACTCCAGTTGATACTATCGTTATTCCTGCAGCAGACGTAGCTCCAGGTGTTGGTCAAACAGTGGTACCTCAACCTTCAGGCTTACGTTACTTTGTACGTAAAGATTCTAAAGGAAATATTGTACCTAACACGTTGACTATCAGTCTGAAGAAACCTGCAGGTTCTGTTTATGAGTTTAAACTTTTAAAATAGAATCTAAATGGCCACAGAGAACAGTTCTATTGCAGCTTTTAAGGTGTGGATATTTCCATCCTTGGTTTCTCTTGTAAGTTTACTCATTTGGAATGATGTAAACGAAATAAAAGCTGACGTTAAGTTGTTAATGGCTCAGTCTAATATAGACAAGACCAGGATTGATAACTTGGAACGTCAACTATTCAAAGCAGCATCAACACCGGTAGCTCCTACAAGACAACTTCCTGAGTATCAAGAAGTTCTAGCAGTTCTACCTGATGATAAAGCTTTAAAACTAAAAACAATTAAGTATGACTTTTAAACAATGGGCCCTAGATCTTTTTAAAGATGAGCGTGGATCTACCTCTATTAAACCAGTGGTAGGTTTTATGTGTGCATTGTTTCTATGTGTCACTTTAACTGCTAACAGCTTTAGTCATGGTGATATTAAACCATCTGACGCTTTAGTGGACGCTGTAATGTACATCTGTATTGCAGCCTTGATTGGTGATACAGGAGATAAGTTCTCATTTAAAAAGAAAACCGATGAATAAGATATACATTTTTATTATAGGTGTACTAGTAGTATTTGTTCTTTTACAGAATAAGGGTTGTGTAGGTGGGGGAGAACGTCCAACATCTGACACTTTGATAGTACACGATACTACCTGGTTTAAAAAGGATAGTCTAATATATTCAAAACCGTTGCCGGCTCAAATTATTCATGATAGTTTGTTCATAGCTGGTAAGACAGAATACTTAGCTGATACTAATTATGCTGCTTTAAAGATACAGTTTGACAATCTTGTAAAGATGTACACTGCATTAGCTATATACGTTGACAGTGTAAAGCTTGATACACTTGGATATGTTGTTGTAACTGACAGTATCAGAGAAAACAAAATAGCTGGTAGATCTTGGAAGTATGACTACAAGATTCCATTTGTTACTAAGACAGTAACAGTTACTAACCAGGCTCCAGCTAAAACACAATTGTATGTAGGAGGTGGTATTACCACTTCACAAACATTAGGACTACAAGCTGCAGAAGCAGGTTTAATCCTAAAGACTAAAAAAGATAAGATATACGGGCTTAAAGCCGGATCTGATATAAACGGAAATATTTCTTATGGATTCCAGACTTACTGGAAGATTGGTAAAAAAAATAAATAGTATGAAAAAGATTATTGAATTAGTTAAGAAGTTCTTATTTGGTAGCAAGGTACAGAAGGCTGTAGTTGCTGCTCAAGTAGTGAAAGAAGTTAAGAAAGTGGCTCCTAAAGCTGCTCCTAAGAAGAAGAAGTAGTAAACACTTATACATATGAACTTAGACAAATTAAAAGGACACGTCCCGGATACTGTAATTGCACAGATCCCTGGCGTAATGGAAAGCTTTGGTGTTAATACACCATTGAGATTGGCTCACTTCTTGGCTCAATGCGGTCATGAATCTGGGGGATTCAGACTTACTCAAGAAAACCTTAACTATTCAGCTAAGGGTCTTATGGGTATTTTTAAGAAATACTTTCCTACACAAGCACTAGCTGATGCTTATGCTCGTAAACCGGAAAAGATTGCTAACAAAGTATACGGTAACAGAATGGGTAATGGTCCTGAAACATCAGGAGAGGGGTTCAAGTTCCGTGGAAGAGGATATATCCAGCTCACGGGTAAAAGCAACTATGCTGCTTTTGATGCTGTCGTACCTGATGATATCCTTGCTAATCCTGATTTAGTGTCTACTAAACATGCGTTAGCGTCTGCAGCTTGGTTCTGGAAAAAGAATGGACTTAACCTTATTGCTGATACTGGCTCTTCTACAGAAGTAGTAACCAAAATTACTAAACGTGTAAACGGTGGTACTATTGGTTTAGCTGATCGTATCAAACATTTTAAAGAGTATCACGCATTACTTGCATAAAAACCAATAATTATGGCAAAAGCTAAAGGATCTGAAGCTAAAAAAATCAGCTTCGGTAAAAGAAGGCTTGGTCGTCACAGTAAAACTAGTGGGCCAAAGCAGAAACATGTTAAAAAATACAGAGGGCAAGGGAGGTAATAACTCTTAGCTCTCACAAAAGAAGAAAGTATGAGGGCACTTATTGTTAGTTATTCTAATAAAGTAGGGGACTTTATTGCAAAGTTACTAGTGGGTCTAGTATGTCTTTGGGTTACGTTTGCATTATGTTTTCAAGTGTATATGATATACTTGGAATTTGCAGGTAAAACAGAAACGACTAGAGCTATTGTTAACTGGTTTGATGTTAAGTTTGATGGACGTTGGGCTAATGACCCTAGAAGTATTTGGTATCAAGAACCTAAGAAGATAGATATATCTTCTGTTAGTAATAAAGTAGTTGTAGGTTCTCTTGCTGGTAACCGTAACCTAGAGTTTGGTGTAAAGAATGTACTAGAAGAAGTACTTCAAGAAAAAGAGTATGAGTTAGATAAGACTGCTAATCTTAAATTATCTGTAGAGATAATCTATTTAGATGTTTTAAAGACGCAATCTAGTTTTTCTGTACTACATAATAACAAAGAGTCAGTTGTTATTAGATTACGTGGTCTTTTATATAAAGAGGGAAAGCTTGAAAAGAAAATTATTGTAGAAGAGTCTGCTGATGAAATATCAATGTCAGCTCTTCTAGTAGATGAAGGGGGTAAGTTTAACCAACAAAACCTAAGTTCTGCTTTGAAAAAAGCTTCTGTTTCATTGGTAAATAAACTATTATAATGAAGAAACTATTATTAATTGTCACAATTCTTACAGCATTTGTGACATTTTCTTATGGTCAACAAAAGTTTAGAGCTGCAACTTCTATAGGTGGAGCTTCTCTTAATAGAGGAGACACTTTTGATTACATTATTTATGGTAATGGTATGAATAACAACACTACACGTCAGTTGTTATTTGATATTATGTATGATCAAGTGAATTTTGAGCTTGTATCTGTTAATCACACCGGTACAGGAGGTAACGGTGGTATTCTTCCTCAAAACTCTACTATCCAGTTATCATTTAATAACTATCCTAACTACACTTGGAATTCGGTAACGTCTGGTTCTGCAGCTAATAATACTAGTAATGGTACTACTAACTATCAATATGCTAGTTATACTTTTAATGGTGCAGGTGGACCTAATGCTATTTTAAGAACAACCCTTACTTGGTCTACTACATCAGCTATGCCTTATAATGGGTATAGTGATTTTATTAGAATTAGATTTAGACTTAAAGCTGCTTCTACAGCATATACGTTTAACCCTATTAGATTAAACTTTGTAGCTGGTTGGAAAGCTGATGGAACATGGGATGCTACTATTATGGAAGCACCACTTAGTACCGCAGTTGTAATGAATCAGAACTTTGGTAAGTATGTTTCAGCTAAAGTAGATCTTAACTCTAACTTGTTTAACTTATCTAATTTAAGAGTTTCCTTTAGAGATACTCTTACTAACCAAGGTGTGTTATTTCCTATTACTTCTACAGGAGAAGTTGATATTAATCAATCTTCTTTAGCAGATAATAAAGTGTATGAAGTTAGTGTAATGCATGAAATGGATAAGCTGTATACAATATACGGTAATGCAATCACTATATCTGATTTTACTACAGCTCAGGGTGAATTTACATCTATGGGTCTGGACGGTTCTAATGGTCAAAGTATTATAACTGGACAATCACTATATGCTGCAGATATTAATCGTAATAAGTCAATAGATGGAGGAGATCTTCCTCAATTGCTTGCACAAGTAGCAGGTATAGATACATTGTTTATGCTTCCTAATGGTTACACTGCAGGAAGTGGAGGTTATATGTCTCTTCCTACATGGAGAGCATCTGATGCTACAACACTAGCTGGTCAAGTAGAGTGGGCGTATGTTACTCCTGGCTCAACTTCTAGTACTCTTCGTATAGATATGAGAGAGTTTCCTAGTGGTACAGTGGCAAGCAGTATTAAAAGTGTACAGCTTTTTGATATTTATACTGGACCAATTGAATATATTTCTGAAGATGCTACTTGGGCAGTATATAGAATACCTTCTACACTTATCAAAGTGAAAGATGGTACTTCATTATATGTATCTTCTATACGTAATGTTAATAATCAGAACGTAGATTATTCTTTAAGAGCTGAATTTGAATTTAATACATCAGTAAATTCTTCTTGGGGAGCAATCACTGCAGCTAACTGGAAAAATATTACAGTACCAAAGACTTATTTTAAAACTGGAACTCCTGGTACTAATGCTATATTAGATCTTAAATATCTTTTATGGGGTGATGTAAACAGATCACATTCTTCTCAAGTAATTACTACTTCAGGTGGAAATGCCACTGTTCAAACTAATGCTGTTAATAGTTTATCTACTAATACAGCATTTAGAACTATGGCTGTACAATCTAATAGCACTGGAACTAATATTAATACTAATACAAATGTAAAATCTATTGATGTTAACCTTGTAAACCTTACAGTGACATCCAATAGTATTGAAATTCCTGTTACAGTGGATACTAAAGGTGGATCAGTGAGTGGTCTTCAGTTTGAATTTACATTTGATCCTACTAAAATTAAGTTTGAAGAGTTGTTAGCTAATGTACCAAACACTTGGTATGTATTTGCTAGTTCTAAAGACGGACGTGTTAAGTTCGGTGCATTAGATAAGAACAACACTGAATCTATTACTGGAACTAAAATTCCTTTTAAACTTAAGTTTACAACAATTGGTAATGGTGTAGACATTCTTACATCTGTAAGAGTTAGTCAATTAATGGATGCTGCAGATCAGAAAGGAAATCAGTTAGATATCAATCTTAACTCTACTCAAATTAAATTAACAGGTTATAATAATTTTTAACATGAAAGAGACAAATAAAATACTAGGTATATACTT